CCAGAACGCAATAACCTAGTACTGTCACAGGCTAAAAATCCTATTGGCAAGATGATGGTTGTAGTAGCACGCCGTCCGTCAGTTGACGGCGAGATGCGGGGACAGTTTGATGACGTACTCGGTATTCAGTTGCTTCGTAATAGGTTCGCATTACTTGCGATGGAAGCAGCGGAAAAATCCGTTCAGTCTCCGATTGTTCTTCCATCAGATGTTAATGAACTGGAGATGGGTGGCGATGCAGTTATTCGCACCGCTAACCCTGCTGGTGTACGCCGTGTTGATTTAAATATTCCACCTGGAGCATTTACAGAACAACAGATACTTCAGCAAGAATTACGTACTGGAACACGCTATCCAGAGGGACGTACAGGAAACATTGATGCCAGCATCATCACGGGACAAGGTGTGCAGGCACTTATGGGAGGCTTTGACACACAGGTCAAGTCTGCTCAGGCTATCTTTGCCTCATCACTGCGTGATGTTATTTCTGTTTGCTTTGAAGTAGATGAGAAGTTTTTTGATTATGAAAAGACTATCCGTGGCGTAGATGCTGGTAGCCCATACCAAATTACATATAAGCCGTCTAAGGATATTAAGAAGGATTACTCAGCCGATGTTCGCTATGGAATGTTGGCAGGACTTAACCCAGCACAGGGTCTTATCTTTATGTTGCAAGCACTTGGCGGAGGTTTGATTTCAACAGACCTTGCTATGCGTGAATTGCCATTTGGCATTAACGTAACACAGGAACAAGAAAAGATTGAGATTGAAAATATGCGTAAGTCGCTTGTTCAATCTTTGCAATCTTATACACAAGCCATCCCACAGATGGCAGTTCAAGGCGGGGACCCGTCAATGGTCATTAAGAAAATTGCTGACGTAATTAAAGCACGTCAAAAAGGTGTGGCTATTGAAGATGCAGTTGAAGAAGTATTTGCCCCAGAAGAATTACCTCCTGCTGGTCCTGCCGAACAAATGGTTGAGCAACCGTCCCCTGCTCCCGCTGGCGCTCCAGTAGGAGGCGCTCCTGAACAGGTACCTTCTTTACAAAGTTTATTATCTAATTTAACTTTAGGTGGACAGGCTAGCGCAAGCGCAAGAACTGTAACTCGGAGGTAGTTATGCCACCGCGTAAAAAGAAGCCGCAACCACGTCGGCGTAAACCACATACTGTAGAAAATGAAGAATATACAGCCTTAGAGATGTATTGCATTTGGCTTAATGAATATTATAAGTCATTGCTCAAGGCTGGATTTAAATCAGATTTGGCGTTGTCATTTGTTATGGATAAAACTTCTTACCCGAATTGGGTTGAATATAAAGCACCTACTGAAGATGAAATTAAAAAATATCTAGATGAGGAGGACGAAGACTAATGGCAGGAGTTGGCGGTTATCAAGCACCCACTAATCCAGCGGTTGTATCTGGTCCTGGAGCATTAAGCAAGCGTACTGACGGTTCACCATCACAGCCTGCTACATATATTTCTGGTCTGCCTTATGGTCAAGGTGAGGCTACTTACAACCAACAAACTGCTGCTCCTATGGCTGAAGTAGAACAGGTGCCACAGCGTCCACTAAAACCTGTTGTGGGAATTAACGAACCAACTCAATTTCCTAATGAGCCTATTTCTTTTGGCGCTGATTGGGGAGATGGACCTGGTCTTAGGGCTGTAGTCAATCAAGGTCCGTCGTTGCTTCAGACTGTGGAAAAAGCAATGCAATACGACAACACAGGTTTAATGGAATTTTTGTATAACAGATTGAATAAATAACCTATGTCAATTCAGGATTTTGTTCCAGTAACTATTGATGTGGAGACATTAAAGAATTCTCCCGAACTTATTCAGGTTCGTAATGCTGGTAATTGGACACCAGATGAAAACGCATATTTAAATTCATTGGCAAAGTTGATGAACTTAAATACGTTTTTATCTTCTGATTCAAACCTTAAAGTAGCAAAAGATACTTTTGCACGCCTTGACCCTGAATTACAAAAGGCTCTTATAGAGATTAATCCAGAGGCAGAATACGCACGCCCTGATAAAAACTTTTTGCAGAAAGTATTTTCTAAAGAAAACAACTACTTACTGCAATTAGTTAGTGACCCACTCCGCACTTTAGAAAAAGTGGGCAGTACTTGGATTAGCGCCGTAGAGAATACAGCCTTGAATATTCTTAATGCTGGAAATAAACAAGGTGAATTAGTACGGGCTGCTTTAGGTCAACCTAGTGCTTTAGAAAAAGTAACCAGTGCTGATTTTTGGAAAGATGGTTGGAACGGTTACAATAAATGGAACCAGGCTGGCATTGAAAGATTAGATGAAGAATACAATCTTGCTACTGGTGTTTTAGCACGTGGAATTATTGATGGTAAAAGTACGTATGAAATTTTTAAAGAATACGGAACTATTGATGATGATATGGCTAATGCTTTCTTTAAGGTTGGCACACCAGAATTTGATGAAATTGTAGCCAGGTATAGTGCTAAAAAAATTAACCTTGGCACATTGATTAATGACTGGGCTAATGGCTTTGCACCGTATAAAGAAAATCCTACAACTGCAGATACCATTAAAGACACTTTGGCTTCAACTGTCCTATCCATTGGCGGCATCAGAGGCGTAAAAAGAAATGAAAAAACTGGTGAATTTGAGACTGAAAAACTTTTTGGTCAAGGCTACGGAGACCCATCAACGGGTTTAGACATTGCTGCTACTTTCTATGTAGACCCGCTTACCTATATGACAATGGGTGGAAGCCGTAGCATAAATGCAATGAAGGCTGCTAGAACTGCAGAAGAATTAGCCAATGCTGTTGACTTAACGGCTAAGATTCAAAAACTAGATGATTTGTTTAAAGACCCGCAATGGATTGCTAAAAACGATTCTTTCATACAAGACTTTAATCAGTATAGAGAAGCACTTGATAAAAAAGAAACTATTGCTTCAGCCAATGCTCGTGTAAAAATTTCTATAGACCATCCTGAGTATGACAATGACGAACTACTCGGTATTTTGGCTAAGGCTACAGTTAAAAAAGAAGGCAATGAAGTACCTATTACTGACCTAGAAACTTTTGAGTCTTTTCTTAAAACTGGTGAATATACAAATTATATTATTAATGGCAAAGTAAATAATCTATTAACTATGCGTGAAGAAAGTGTGGCTCTTCAAAATCGCCAACGCCGTATGGTTAATGGTATGCGTAGTTATGCTGCTAAGGTATTTCAAGGTTTAGATAAAGATGTAGTTATTGGCAAAAAAGAATTAAGTGAACAAACAGTAAAAAACTGGCAAGATATTGAACAGCAAATTCTTAAGCGCCCAACAATACTTCCAAATGAAGCAGTAACGCCAGAGGCTCTAATAGAAATAGAGCGTAATGAAGCATTATTAAATTCATTGACAAAACCTAAAAAGTATCAGGGTATGGAAATGCGCCGTGCTTTTGGTGAACTTCTAGCCCGTATGCCATCCGAAGGTGCTCAGATTTTTTGGGCGGATGCTTTAGTAGATAAAGGTTTGCCATTTTTCCGTGACTATGCACGTTTAGTAACTGGCGATAAAATGCGTGCTGAGTTTCTTACTCAGTTATATAAGAAAAGTTCAGTTACAGACCGCATTAATATTATGTTTAATCTAGACAAAATCTATCTAGATTCTATTGGTGCTGCTTTTACGGCTGAAGGTTTAAATTATCGCAATACCGTACTACAAAGTCGGTATATGCCAGATAAAACTGCTAGCATTGTTGACTATACAGTTGAAACTTCTGACGTTTTTAAGGCTTATGATGAGGTTAATCCTGTTCCACCAGGACCATCAGCGCTATTTCACACCACAGAAGGCATTACCCTTTTACGTTTTGACACTGTTATCAAAGATATTTATGACCGTATCGGTGGCGCTGTAGGTCAGACAAAATTTAAATATGGTAAAACACCAGTTTATAAAGACCTTATTAAAAAACTTGGTTATTTTTATTACACGGGTTCTACCAACAACTCCATATCACGGGCTATTAACCGTGGGTTTTCCTTTGCCCTATTATTTCCTAAACTTGGTATTAAAGCAGCCTTTGATGAAGCAACAGTTTTAGCAAATGTCACTACGCCAGCAATGCTTTTTGATATGTTGTATGGTAAAGGTCGCCAATTAACTAACATACACGCAGCAATTACTGGCTCTAATATGAGCCAGGGTTTCTTAAAAGAAAAGTTTCTTGATGTAATTGGCAAAAACCCAGCAAAGTTTAGAAGTGCTGAGCAACGCCGTCTTGACCGTCAAATGCGTGAGGTTGAAACTGAGTTCATTGACCCAGATAC